TAAATATTCGGGAGCTTAAGGTAGTGGATTAGTAGTTTCTAGATAGATGTCAACATACTTAGAACTATCTCGGTACTATCAAAATCTATTAGTTTATATAATATTGCAATATAGATATGAAGAAATTTAAAGACAACCTCAAGTTCAGTTTTTCTCCTGAGTTTCAGTTCGAGATACTCAGGTTTGTTTTAAAAGATAAGGAAGGAGGATTAGTACTCAAAAGGATTAAATCCAATTACCTGGTTCTCATAGAACACTCCCTTATCTTCGAGGGTATATCAAAATATTTTAAGAAGCAAGGCAGAATGCCCTCCGAGAATATCTTAAAGGAAGTATTAAAAGAGTTACTAGAATCTAAAACCTATGTGGATTTGGTAACTAAAGATGATATACCCAATATTAATAAACTAATAAGTAATCTCTATCATATACCCCTATCGGATTCTGATTATATAAAAGAAAAGATATATCAGTTCTCTACTTATGTTGAGATGAAGAACTTAAATGATTCCTTCGATTTGGATAATTTCGAACAATATGAAGAATATTCAAGGAAGATTGAAAAGGTACTTCAGAAAAGTAAATCTAAGAAAGAGGATGAACCTTTATATATGATTCGGGATATTACCGAGAGACAGTTTAGAAGACGATCAGAACCTTCAGTTATACCTTGCCCATTTAGGCAGTTGAATGAACTAACTAATGCAGGAGGTTATCCAGAGCATTCAGTTAACGTGATATTGGATAAACCCAAGGCAAAGAAAACCTTCTTTATGGTAAACCTTGCAAGAGGTTATCTCAGAATGAAGAAGTCAGTATTATATATTGATACAGAAAATGGCCAAGAACAAATTATGGACCGTTTTATTCAATCCAGTATCAATAAAACTAAGAAGGAATTATACTCTGGTGAGTATGATAAACTTGAGTCAAAGCATTTAAGGAAACTTGCAAGGTTTGGAGTCGAATTAGTAGTTGAGCGTGTACCAGCGATGATTACTAATACCACTTATATAAGAGAGAAGATAATTCAGCTTCGTAATCAAGGGATTGATATTAAAGTTCTTATGGTTGACTACGCTGGTAAACTTGCATCAATAGCGGGGGATAGGGAAGATTTCGAAAGAATATCTAATGTATATGTAGACCTTCAGAACTTAGCCGAGGAATTACATTTAGATATTATATGGACTGCCCATCACATTACTCGTGAAGGTAAAAAGCATAGGCTTACTAGATACGATGAGAATGATATCTCTGGTTCAATTGCCATTGTTCGTAATGCCCAGGTTATCATGGGTCTTAACTCTACTGAGCAAGAAGAAAAAGATAATATTCTTCGAGCTGAGATAGTAGTACAAAGGGATGGTCTTCCTTCCGGTAGAGCATTATTCAAATGCGATGTCGAAAGGCAAAGATGTACGGAATTTACAAGGGAACAACGTAAACAATATGATGGAGTGTATGGTAGTAAGTTGGATGAACAATTTAAAAAGAATACTAACCCGGATGAGGATTCTAAGAAAAGGGAAAGAACTACTGGAGACATTTAGATGTAAGTTGGGTTATCATGAATGGGTAGCAGTTCATTGGACTGAGTTTAAACAGAGACCTCGTAGGGCAATTTTTTCTAAGAAAGGCGGGAGAAGGAAAGCCCAGTATTATGAGAAACGTCATGTAGAGTATTACTGTAATATATGCGGGAAGAAAAGATATGAAAATAACAAACCAGTTTAAATCTAGACTAAGGACATACTTTATTAAACGATTGGGAGCATTCGATTATAAGCACGGATGGTTACGCATTCCCACTTGCCCATATTGCGGGAGAGAACAGAAGTTGGGAGTTAACCTTTCTATGTATAGAACCAATTGTTTTAGATGTAATGCCCATCCTTCTCCTGCTCAACTAATAATGGACATAGAAGGATTTACTGAGTACCATGAACTAATTAATTTTTTGAACAATGGACAATTTGATGAACTACAGTTTAAGGAAGAGAAAATCGAACTTGCCGAAAGTAAGCCCGTATATCTCCCTGAGGGATTTAGAAATATTTCGCTTGGAGACAGCCAACTTGCAAAAAGCATTCGAGGGTATGTCAAGAAACGCGGCTTCAACCCCGACCAGTTTTCAAGATGTGGTATCGGATATGGAACAATGGGCACGACTTACGGGTACCTTATCATCCCGTTCTATTATCAAGGACAACTTAAATATTACAATGCTCGGAACGTTATCGGAAAAGGTCCCAGGTATAATAATCCCGATAAAGATATCACAGGCCTTGGCAAACAATTTATCATCTTTAATCATGACGCATTGGAAATGTACCGGTCGGTATTCATTTGCGAGGGAGCACTTAATGCTCTCACAATGGGCGATAGAGGAATTGCCACAATGGGCAAAGCTATTAGTCAGTACCAAGTCAATGAACTACTTAAATCCCAATGCCAAAGATATATTATCCTTTTAGACCCCGATGCCAGGTCTTATGCTGTTAATCTCGCACTTAAATTAGTAGCTTATAAAAAAGTCAAGGTAGTATTTCTTCCAGAGGGTTTTGATGTAAATGATTTGGGGAAGAAACAAACACTTAAGCTAGTATATGCTACTCGGTATCAAAGTTATCAAGAATTGATATCAATCAGAAACTCATTGAAATAGGGAGTTCCTATTATATTATAAAATAATATATTTATGCGTGAACCATCTATCCATATAACTAAGTCTCAGTTTGAGGAAATATTAAATACCCTAGAGGTAGATAACTTCCCAGTTGAGGCTTTTTTTGTTATTGCTCGAAAGGAGGCAATAAATCATAGAGCAGTCTTAGTTTCTAATAATAAGAATACTAAGCGAGTTAATAACATTTTACTAGCATCTAAGGGGGATGCTGCCCTTGTTGCTGATATTTTATATGCCACCCGTATAAAGTTAAAGCATAGGGGAGTTCGTAAAATAAACGAAAGTAATACAAGGGAATGGGCAAATTGTAAAAAGCTTGCCGAGATATGTAATACCTTCTGTGAGGATTTTAAATTTGATACTCGAGAAGGTTTTATTAAATATATTGAGACTGGGTTAAAGAGGATGACCGACTATCGGAATGTTATGCAAAGGTTATTATCCATGCAGGATAACATTACTAATCAAGTAGATGCCGAGATAGAATTGCAATATTCAGATTCAAAGCTTACTAAAGAGATACATGATTATTTCATAGGTAAGATTGCTAAGGCAACTGGTATATATGAGTCTTATGAAAATCAACCTGAGAAGTATGTACACTTTGCAAAGGTAGGTGAATTCCTAAAAGAGGAGGGCTGGGATTATAAGACATTCATAGATGCTCAGTTTGAATCTCTTGCATGGTGCAATGGGTTACCAGATATTGCACAAATGTATACGGATAAAGCAATTGAAAGATACAATAAGTATTTATATAAATATAAGAATAAACAACTTCTTGGAGATGAACCTACAGTAGAGGGGAGTCTTTGGGATTCTATAAATAACTAAATGTATGAAAGGTTTACAATTTTTCGGAAACAGAGTAGAGGATGCAGCTAATGCTTTTATAGATGTCCTCAAGTATTCAGACCAATCCGTGGATTATCCAGATTTTAAGGATATCGAACCATGGCCTGATGAGATAATTAATATGTTCTATGTGATTTGGAAGAATGCCAAGTTCTCAGAACTAAGTGCAATTATTATGTATACCCAACAGTCTTCTAGATTCGAGGAGGTATCCGAATTGATGTTGGGTATTGGTTTGGTAGAGATGAGACACCTTGATAAGATATCGGACTTTTTACAAAAGGCAGATCCCTATGAGGATTACTCTACCATGAATATTAATCCTACAATTGAGATTGGTTCTACTTGGGAACAAGCTTTAAAGATTGCTTTGAATTCCGAGATAGAAACTATTGGTCACTACAAGAAAATCCAAAGAGCAATTGGTCAATACGAGGAACGTCCAGATTACGATGATGTGAATTATTTCCTTGAGAAATTGATTGCCGATGAGGAACATCATATCAAACTTCTTAAGGAAGCAATGGGCATGGATAAAGCCACTAAGGGTGTAACGGTAATTATCAAATGAGTAAGATAATTATTCAGAATGGGAATATGTGTGAACTTGACTTACCTCTTAAGTTCGCACAGAAACTTTATAATGAGTTTGCCATTCGACATCCGAATGCTTTCTACTTACGTACAAGGCAAAGAGGTATGCAGAATTGGGACGGTAAGATTCATTACATCACCAAGACTGGGCAATTTAAAATAGGTTTACTTCCTAAGGTATACGATATGTGTATTGAAATGGGGATTAAACCTAAAGTTGTAGATATGAGACAACCCTTACCTAAAGTCAGTAAAGTAGTTACGAATATAGGTAAATATAAATTAAGACCCGAGCAAGAGAAAGCAGTTAAGGCAGTTATCAATAATAAGATAGGGAATACACCTTTTCATATTGGCGTATTAGATTACACGGTTAATGCCGGTAAATGCACCGGTAAGGGTACCCTAATACATACTGAGGATGGGTTATTACCTATAGAAAAAATCATATCTGAAACAGGTAAGATACGATATAAAGGTAAAGTCCTTACTAAAGAGGGTGTATTAGTAAAACCTAATGCAGGAGTTTATAATGAGATTAAGGTAGTAAAGATAACTACTTCTCAGGGTTATACTCTAATCTGTGGATATGAAAATCACAGATTATATACTTATTATGGGGATAATCTACAATGGGTATATGTCAAGGATTTAAAGAAAGGGGATTGTTTACCTATCTCCTTAGAATATACTCATTCTAAAAATACCATAGGTAAAAACCTTAGCTATACTTTGGGAGCTTTATCCGGAGATGGTCATATTCATCAAGTTTCTAAAAATCAAATAAACATATCTATATCAGGTCAAGATATAGAAGTAGCCGAAGTAGTTAAAGCTACTATGGATGAAATCTGTAAAACTCCTGTAGAAATAAAACCCCACAAAAGATTTAAAGGTTTTCATATATCTAAATCCGATACTAATTTTGCTAAACTACTTCAAGAGGAATATCCAGAATTAATTGGTACTGCCCATGAAAAGTACATACCCGATAAGATTCTTCAGGCTTCTTATGATGACTTAAGGAATTATATAGCAGGTTTATTTGATACAGATGGGCATAATTCATCATCTCATGGTAGAAGATCCTTATCTTTTACTACTGTAAATCTTGAAAATGCTCGTAGAGTACAACAAGCTTTATTATCTTTAGGGATAGCTTGTTGTCTTAAACCCAAGAAGACTTCATGTAATGGTAAAGAGAGTATAGCTTATAGAATAACTATTCATAGCGAATTTTATGATGAGTTTCTAGAAATAATACCCATGAGGATTGAAAGAAAATGTATTCCTAGCAATTCTCAACGGAATAACTACAGTAATAAATTACCTTTTAGTAATTTTGCTAAAGAACTTTATGATAAGCTTTCTTGGAAAGAGAAAGGTAAGTTTAGAAAAACCTATGGTAGAGTTATAAGTACACAGGTAAGTCATCATAATAGATTAACTTTAACTGCTTTTAATTGCTTAGTAGAATTCTTAGGCTCTAATAATGATAAAGCTACAGAATTACTAAATATTTCTAGTAATTGTTATTGGGATAAAATAGATAAGCTAGAAATCTTAGATAAATACCCATGTTATGATATGGAGATACCTAAGTATCATAATTACCTATCTAATGGATTCATATCTCATAACACACTTATCATGTCGTCTTTATATTTATCCTATAAGAAACAGTTAAAGACTTTGCTAATAACTAATGATTCGGATTGGTTAAACCAAGCTAGAGAAGAATTTAAGCAATACCTTCCCGGAGAGGATATCACTTTTGTTCAAGGCAAGGTTTTAAACTGGAGTAACTTTACTATAGGTATGGTTCAATCTATTTCGAGGAACATGAGATTCTATCAAAAAGAACTATCTCAGATAGACATGGTACTTGTGGATGAGGCTGACCAGGGAGGTAGTAAACAATATCAGAATGTAATCACCCGACTGTTTAATACCCGAATTCGTATAGGATTATCCGGTACCATTTATATGAGTAAGCTTGCTAAGGATAAGGTTAAGAATATGAACCTAGAAGGTTTCTTTGGTAAAGTGATTGCCGAGTTTAAACTTAAGGATTCTATCAAAAAGGGTTACTCAACAAAAACCGTTGTAAAGATGGTACCTGGTAAACCCTGGTATGGTAATTGGGAATCTGATTGTATTTCCTATAAGGAAATATACGATGATTCAATCACCAATTGTTATACAGCTTGGTTAATGGCTTATAATAGATTACTATGGAACCTTAATCAAGGCAGATACCCTGCTCTCGTAGTATGCAAGCATATTGCACATTGTGAAAATCTATATAAGTTCTTTAAAAAGAAACTGGGCGATGCCTATAATATTGCCTATGTGCATGTTAATACTCCTTCTAAGTTAAGACAACAAATAATGAAGGATTTTAGAGAAGGTAAAATAGATATCCTGGTATCAACTACAATCATTGCTCGAGGTAAAAACTTTCCTAAGCTTAAGTACTTACTCAATACCGCAAGTATGGATTCACAAGAAAAATCCATTCAATTCCTTGGTCGTTTGGTAAGAACCGATGAATCTAAAAATAAGGTATACCTTGATGACCTTCATTATCCTGGGAATTATTTAGATAGACACGGTAAACATCGGAAGCAATATTATCAGAGACAAGAATTGAAAGTAATACTGTTAGATAAGCTATGGAAGAAACATCCTAACCATAGCCTTATTAAGAGTTAACTAGAAGTACTATGAGTATTTACTTTTTCTCCGTAGGAGGAAAAGAAGATTACAATTAATAAGCATATAGGCATTATGAATAATGATAAACTAATATGTATCAGAGATGAAGATGATACTAAACTAACTACTCTCTTATCAGAAGGTTGGAGGATAATCCAAATCTCTGCATCGGGTATTTATTGCTGGGTACTCTTAAGGAAAACCCAATAACACTAAAAAGAAAATTAAAGGCTTTCAGTGATGGAGAAATATATTTTAATTACAGCGGTGGTTATTATGATAATAATACTCGCTTTAGACTTCATACTTTCTAAGGATGGCTATCAATGCCATTCATGTAAGAAACGTTTTCATAAAAAGGATTTGGAAATTAAGGGATGGCATTTCAAGGAATGGGTCTGTCCCAATTGTAAACACCTTAATTATACTTATGATGAGGAAGATTAAAGAATGGTTTAAGTCTCTTGTTGTTGGGGAGGTACCCAACCCTAAACATGTATTCAACTGTAGAGATTTGATATGGATATCAAGCTTGGAAACTTCTCAAAATACTCCCGAATGCTTTACTCATTATTTCTATCTGTACTGGAGTAATGGTATGGTAGTCAAAGTATGTCAAGAGAATCATGATAGAGATTCATGCCCAGAATTATATAAACTCAGGGAACTATTTATAAATAACATCGGTTATTCCTATGTTCCCATAGAAGATAACAGTGAGATATACATTTATTATAAACGTAAAAAAGATATATAATGGCTAAGAAAAAGAAACAACTTCCTGACTTATCGAAGCAAGATATCCTTACTCCCATAGATGTTAGTACTCTGGGAACTAATGGAGACCCTTGCTTCGGTATTGGGTATGACCTATCAACTAAGGAATGTAAACTATGCGGAGACTCAGAGCTATGTGCATTCAAGATGTCTCAGAACTTGAATATCACAAGGAAAGAGCTAGAACAGAAGAATCAATACAAGGATTTGGATGTATTAGAAGATACGGTTGGTATCAAGAAATACATCCGAGGCTTGATTCGGAAAGGGAAAGACAGAAAAGAAGTTATTACCAAAACTGTTGAGAAATTTGAAGTACCCAGAAAACGTATTAGAGAACTTTATAAAGAGTGTATTAAATAATGAAACCAATAGAGATGATATGGGCTATGTTCAAGGTATACCTTAACAACCCAAACTATTTTGTAAAGCAAGAAGATGTACTTGCTAATTTATGTATGGAGGGTTCTACCGATGTAATCAGGATGTGTAATTCATTGGAAGTACATGTTTCTAGACCCGAGAAATTAACCTTTGGACAACTTTTACATAAATGCCATATATTATGAACAGATTCAGATTTATCAAAGTAAGGGAGGTAGTATCTCCCAACAGAGCAAACCCAAATGATGCTGGGTTAGATTTTTATGTACCAACCAACTTGACTTCAGAGGATATCCACTCTAAGAATGAATTTGATTCAGGAGGATATGATTTGGATATACCCTTTAGTGAACATTTCGTAAGGCATATAGCTTTACAACCTGGGCATAGGATACTTATCCCATCGGGTATCAAAGGTTTGCTAGAACCTCCTGCATCTATGTTAATGGCAGCAAACAAATCTGGTATAGCTACTAAGAAAGGATTAATCTTTACTGCCGAGATAGTGGATTCTCCCTATGTTGGAGAGATACACATTGGAGTATACAACACTTCTCAAGAAGCCCAGGTTATTGAAGCTGGCCAGAAGCTGGTACAATTTATTCATGTACCTATCTATATTACTGAACCAGAAGAGATTCAACAAGAGGAATTTTATACTGAATCCCAGATGTGGGGAAGTAGAGGAGGGAATGGTTTTGGTTCATCAGGAAGTAAATAATCATGGACATCAGGAATATAAATGAACAAGTGCCTCAGGTAGAAGAAACTGAGGCACGGGTACTACAGGAAATGTATGTTCTTGGGATAGAGCAATTCTCTGGGTATAAATCCATAGAAAAGCTACCAGATTACCCATTAGATATAAATAATCCAAAGAGCCAAGTTATTCTAAAGGATTTTATTGGTAGAGTTATTGAAGAGTTAACTGAAGGATTCGAATCTACCGATGAAGTAGTATCTATATATCGTGATTATGGATGGAATAATGATTGTTTAACCTCAGAGGAATATACTCAGGTATTAAATCATCTAGCAAATGCAAATGAAGAACAAGCAGATGCCTTGGGATTCTTCTTTACTTTGCTTTTGTATTCTAATATATTGCCAGAAGATATATTAAAATACCAAGATGCAAAGAGTTTATTTGAGGTAATGGCAATTGGAGTCAAAGACTTACTCATCAAGTACCCAGACCATCGAAGTGTAAGGAAATACCCTATACTAAGTCCAACTGATTGGGCAAGAGAAGATAGAGCAGAATATGATAAGATAGTTTCTTATACCCCAGGTTTTCATGAAATGAGCGAGATATCTCATGAAAATGAGAAGCTATATTTATGGGAAGTAATATATGAACTTAATAAAGCAAGGAACTTCCTTAAGTGTAGACCCTGGAAACAAACTCAAGTGATGACCAAAGAAATAGATTTTCAGGAATCTTTGGTAAAGTCATTCTATCTATATATGGGATTTTTAGCCATGAATGGGTTTACTCCTTGCGGATTATTTAGTTTATTCTTTAAAAAACAACGTCTCAATTTATGGAGACAAAATACTAATTACTAGCATGTCAGGATGGAACCATAAATTAGAGGGACTTCAACTTAATCCGGAGGAGTCCCTCCATTCGTTAGAATTTGCTACTTCACAAGAGGCATGGGAAAAACTCAATGAGGGATTCCTAAGATTAGAGCCTGCTTTATTTGCAAAGGGGGCTATTGCCAATAGTGGGGTAGCAGTAGTGTATAACGTATTCATAAAGATACGCAATGCCTGGGTAGACCCAGAATTTGATTATGGGAGATGTTTCAATTATAAAGAAACTAAGTGGACTAGCTTATTGAATAACTACATAGACTTTAATAAGCTTGACTTGTTGCGTAGTAAACTGAGAGTACTGAGAAATAAGTACAATCAGAATTACAATATAACCTATATGTTTAACAATCATCATGATAACGGAAAGCAATGTCTAATAGCTGCGACTTTTTCAAAACGATTCGGGGAAGACATCCCAGTTATTACAATGGTAGTTCGGGCTTCGGAGATTACCAAGAGGTTAATATTCGATTTCCTATTAATTCAACGAATGTCAGAGTACGTATATGGGCCGGACCAGTCAGTACAAATCAACCTATTTGCGACTCAAATGTACGGAAATGTGGAGACACTTCTAATGTATCATACCCATAAGCCATTGAAGAAGGTACTTAAGGGGGCAGAAGAGAATGCTTGGAATAAGAGAATAAAAGAGATATGGAAGAAATTCCAAAAGGGTACAGAGAAGGAATTCTCTTCATTCAAGGTATTCTTTAGAAGTTTTAAAGTGCTCAGACCAGATTTATATGAAGAAACATATAAATCAATGAAAGCAAAAGAATTACTTCTTGAATACGAAGATATTGAATATCCCGAGAATGTAATTTCTTACTCTCAACGTAAAGCCTATAAGAAGAAACTTTTAAAACAAAAGAACAATGGAAGCTAAGGAATTTTAAATCAGAAGCGTATAGGATTAGTAAACAAATTCTATTACCAAGTTTTAGAGATTAAAAAGAACGGTGCAGAACCAGATATACCCTTGTTAATGAAAGAGGTAGAGGATTTTGATAATTTTGTATTTCGCTACTGGCATATGACCTGGGTTAATTCTACAATGTCATACAGTTAAATATTTATATAATATGAGGATATATTCTAACAGTTTTGAGTTAATGTCCGAAATGGGTAGAGAACTCAACAGTTATGGTCAAACTGTAAAACCAAAGACCTATCAAAATAAAGTCATTGAAGGTAATGAGGATTTTATTACAAAAGAACTCATTTGCCAACAATATTGTTTAACTTCACTTGGAGACCCAGTATGGTTATTCATATTCTCTCATTCAAAGGAATGGGCAGATGCCGAGTTTAAAGAAAGAATTGGTTGGTATGATTTAAATCCAGGTAAAGCTTGGGAATTGAGAAAAGATTTATGGGAACAGTTTTTGGTGAATGGTAAGTTTGATTACACCTACCCAGAGCGTATTTGGAACTCGTTAGACATTTATGGTAGTACTTCTTTTAACTGTGATTCAGCAATGCAATCAGTTATTGAACTTCTTAAGAGGGATAATGATACTCGTAAGGCAGTACTCCCCATATTCCATGGTACAGATTTAAGATTCCTTGATGGAAGTAAACGTATACCTTGCTCAATGTATTATGATTTCCTTATCCGTCAGAATGGTAAAGGAGAGAAGGTATTACATATTTGCTATCATCAAAGAAGTTCGGACTTTGTACAACATTTCGGTAATGATGTATATCTTGCATGGAGACTCATGCAATATGTAGCTAAAGCGGTAAGAGTAAAACCAGGTTATCTGTATCACACAATCGATTCTCTTCATGCTTATAAGAAAGATTGGACAGCATTAGCTTCTAATCTGGAAGACTTACAAGAAAAATACTAATAATGAGGGATGTATCTACTGGGGTACTCAATCTGAGAATATTCAACAATGTGTTAAAGATGGGAGACATCAATCATGCAAACTAGATATGTAATTATTAAGAACAAACGTATGCTTAAAAAAGTTATTGAACTGTGTAAGTATACCGGATATGCCAGTGTGGATTATGAAACTGATGGTTCACCCATATATAATAGGGGTTTTAAGCCAACTATACTCTCAGTATCTTGGATGCCAGGATTTGGTGCTTCTATTCCCTTAGACCATTTCCAAACAAAAGAATATACTTCACCTGGGTGGAACTGGAAGAAGATGTTAAGGAAATTTGGGGAAGAGGTAATCGAGAATTATGAGATAACTAAGGTTGCATGGAACTGGAAATTTGATGACCAGATAAATCAGAAGTATCAGATATTCTACAGAGGTACATGTTTAGATGGTATGCTTGCAAAATATCTACTAAACGAGGAAAAACCTAATGATTTAAAATCAATGGTAAGAAGGTATTTACCAGAGTATGGTAATTATGAGAAGCAAGATGCTTTCGATAAAATACCTTGGGATAAAAAAGAGTTAGACCCACTTTGCCATTATGGATGTCAAGATACGGATTATACTCTTAGGTTAATGATATTCTTTGAAAAGAAGCTGATTGACCTTGGTTTGTACAGTACCTTCAGGAATTTAATTATGTCTGCATCAAGGGTACTCACTTCAGTAGAGAAGAATGGTTTGTATCTAGATAGAGAGTTCAATAATCAACTACTGGAAACATATAAACCAAAAATAGATGCGGCTAGACAAGCTATATATGATTTGCCAAGAGTAAAGAAATTCGAAAAGAAGTATAACCAAGAAAAGATTGATAAATATATTCAATCTATCGAAGCTGAACTTGAGGAGCTAGATTATAATGATCCAAAAGATAAACGAAAGATTGTATCAAGGGAACAGAAAATCTCAAATATCAAGGCTGGTATATTCACAACTAAAAAGGAACAAGAATTGATAAGACCTATCAATTTGGGTAGTTCAGTTGATTTACCTGCATTGATGTATTCGGAAGAAGGTTTTCATTTTGAGGTAATTAAGAATAATGAATCCGGTAAACCAAGTACAGATGAAGAGACTCTTACTAATCTAAGGTTAACCGTTAAAAAACCAGATTCACCTAAGGCAATTTTCCTTGATAGGCTTCTTGAATTACGAGGTTTAGAGAAGATGTATAAAACCTATATAGAGGGTTGGAATGAAAAAGTTCAAGATGATGATAGATTACATGGAAGATTTCTTATTCATGGGACTACAAGTGGAAGATTATCCTCTGCAGAACCCAATGCTCAACAAATCCCCAAGACATCCGTAGACCCCAATATTAAATTACAATTAAAAGCTCCTAAAGGAACCTTATATATTGCTAGTGATTTTAGCCAGGCAGAATTAAGAATTATGGCTCATCTATCTGGAGATGAAACTTATCTTAAGGCTTTTAACTCTGGTCAGGACCCTCACTTAGCAATTGCTGCTACTAAATATCATATACCCTATGAAGAAGCTCTTAAGATATATGAGGATGAAAATCATCCAGAACATAAGATATGGAAGGTGAGAAGAAAGCAAGCTAAACAAATTGCTTTTGGACTTATTTATGGAATTGGTGCAAAATTACTAGCAGTAAAACTATCTGACCCAAAATCTGGTATTATAGTTACACCAGAAGAAGCCCAAAAGGAAATGGACATATTCTTTGGTCAACACCCCAAGTTGAAGACCTTCTTGAAGAAACAAGAGAAATTCCTTAGAAAGAATGGGCATCTGGTATCATTATTTGGGAGGAAAAGAAGATTACCCCAAATATATTCAAATGATAAGGGAGAAGAAGCTTATGCTTTGAGATTAGCCTTAAATTTCCCATGTCAATCAGCAGCATCTGATATGTGTTTATTTGGAAGTATTCTCATATACTACTTAATGAGACAAGGTAAATTACCCTCTACTAAATCTGTATGTTTGGTACATGATGCTAATTATCAGATTACTAAACCAGAGAATATTAATATTTGGAGTATATATGAGATGTGGCAAATTTATAGGAACCCATTAACTAAGCCATACTTCGGCTTTCAGATAGATGATCTAGATATGGAAATGGACTTTGTTATAGGTAGATCGATGGCAGAAGAACTACCTTTTATTCCTGGATATGATTATAGAAAAATGCTCGAACCCGATTTTTCAGTAGAAGAGTACATGGAAGAGCATAAGAAATATAAGCATATAAAGATAAAAGATTACCCTAAAATATTCAAGAAGGAGATAAAGAAATATAAAGAGGGATATGAAAAGAAAGTACATTAGTAATATGCCTATTGAAGGATTCTCTAAATATCACATATGTAAGAATGGCCGATTATATTCTATTCATAGTGGTACTTGGAGATTGATAAAACCAGTAGCAAAGAGTACTGGGTATATATCTAATAATCTAATATCTGATTCTGGTAAAAGAGCTAATTTCTATCGACATAGATTAGTTGCAGAAGTTTATTTACCAAATGATAATCATACTTTAGTAGTATGTCATAAGGATAACAATCCTTTAAATAATCGGGTAAGTAATTTATATTGGGGTACTCCAAGAGATAATACTCAACAGTGTATAAGAGATGGTAGATTCCCATTTCGTAAGAAGAAAAAGGTGGATGAAAATAAGTTGATATATCAATACAATATTGGAATACCCAGAAAAGATATATTAGAAGAATTTAGGATATCCACTAAACTACTTTATAGTATTTTAAGAAAACATAATGTTAAACTACGAAAATCATGAAAAAGATTTTGAACGGACCCACGGTATGGAGAGCTAAATGCCCAATATGTGATTGTGAATTTGAATATGACAATAGTGAAACTTTTGGGGTTTATAATAAATCTGGGGATTATTTTAGGATAGTACAATGTCCTAATTGTAAAACTAATATAAAGCATTCAGATTCAGTATCTACCATTACAGGAGTGAAAAGAGAAGATACTATGTCTACATAAATAATATAAATTTATGGAATTATGGCAACACAGAAAGAGATTGATAATGCAAGTAAGTTAACTGCCCTTACTTATATGGTTGCAGGTTGCTTAGGTTATTCTATCGAAAATTTACTTAAGTATTTAGATGTGGTTAATCTAAGGTTGAGTGGACAAGAAAAAATGTTACTTAACCGATTAAAGACTCAGTTATCTCAAGTACAAACTAATCTTACTACTTTAGAGGGATTGGCTTTTAAAGTAATGGCTACGGATGAGGATAGTAAACTTGCTTATGAAGATGCCACCCATATTTATTGGGCTGCATTTTTAGCATTACTCGATAGAGGTGGTACTGATAACTTATGCGACTTAAGATTAATGGCTTTGGTAGATAAGATAAGCATCTATAAATCTCTTCTTAATTTGCCCGGTATGAAACTCTCTTATCAAATGGCTTTTGCTCAAGTAACTAAAGCAATAAGCAAAGGGGAATTTAGTAAAGAAGACTTTAAAAACCTATTAGAAGTTTATGAAGACGGAGCTAAAGAAACTAAAGGTTAAATTTGAGGGTAGGTCCCTAGAAATAGATATTCAAAAAGAATTGTCTATCAATGAGAATATCATTAATTCTCAGCTACGAGAATCTCCTTCTAGTTATTATATTCTTTGTTCTCTTAGAGATAAGTATATAAAGGAAAGAGATTTACTAGCAAGGGAAAAGGATGAAGCCTATTCCAATGCTTGGGTATATTATAAGGATGCTAATGAAAGGTGGAATAACGAATATGTTTCTCATAAGGCAAATCTTAACAAGAAGTATTCTTCTATTTATGAGAGATACTTAAAAGCTGTAGAAAAAGCAAATAAGTTCATAGCTATATGTAAAGCCTATGAGAGTCGGGAGAATATACTAAGAACTATTAATGCGAATCTAAGAAAGGGTTAACCCCTTGAACTATAATTAATTACTAACTTTTAAAAACAGTATTAGAATATGAATTATTCAATGACATTTATCTCACCTCTTGTGGCTGAGAAATTTAATCAAGAATTACCTGGATGCCCTACAGAAAATCGGGTACTTATTTTATCTCCAAAGGAGGTAAATCAAACTAAATCTGGTTTGATTATCCCTGAACAAGTAAAAGAGGGAGTTCCTCGTAAAGGGGTTGTAGTAAAGAGTGGGGAAATTACCGAAGAATACAAAACCTACCGAGAATTGGTTGCTGTAGGTAGAATAGTTACCTATGGTTTGTATGCAGGTAAAGAACTTGAATTCGAAACGGACAAACTATCTCCTGCTCTCAAACAACTTTTAGAGAAAAACGTTCTTACCGTATTGAGTATGAACGAAGTAGTTTACTCAGAACCGAATAATTAAAACTAATCATTATGATAAAAGACAAGAAGAAAAAGAAAGTTTCATCAGAGGGACTTTCTACAAAAGAAAAGATGCTAGCTAGAAAGAAACAGCTAGAATCCAAGGGAAATGGTAGTGGGTTAGTATATCCAAAAGAGGGAACTCTGAGAATGAGAATTAAATCTCCGGGTGATGACCAAGAATTGGGTATCGAAATTATTCAATTCTACCTGGGTGGCAATTTGGGAGGAGTTATATCTCCGGCTACTTTTGATGAACCTTGCCCATTCATGGAGAAATACCAAGAATTGAAAAACTCCAAGGATGAAGATGACAAGGAACTTGCCAAGAATTTGGTACCAAGAAGAAGATATGTCATCGGTGGTATCATTTACTCAGATGAAAAGGGTAGTAAGGTAGATTACGAAGGCAAAGATAAGGGAGTTTTAGTTCCTCGCTCAGTATACCAGGATATCATTGACCTTTACCTTGATGAAGATGAGGCAGGTGATATGACAGACCCAAAAACTGGATATGATATCAAGGTAATTCGTTCCGGGTCTGGTAAACTAGATACCACTTATTCTGCTCGTGCTTGCAAACCAACTAAGTTGGACAAGAAATATCAGGGTACAATTGACCTTGAGGGGATAGTTCGTTCTCAAATAAAATCCTATGATGAGTTGGAAGATTTGCTTTCACAGTATCTAAATGAAGACCATGGAGATGATGATGAGGATGATAAATCCAAGAAGAAAAAGAAAAAGGGAGTTCACAAAGACCATTACATGGAAGATGATGAACCTAAGAAAAAGAAAAGAAAATACAAATCGGATATTTAAGGGTTAGTAATATGGTTTCATTCGAAGGTGGTAATTAGATTCGTTCTGTTATCACCTTCTTTAGTTTAAAGACATTACATTATGGCAAAGAAATCTAAGGTTGGTTTAAAAGTACCAACAGCAAATGAGATGGCAAAGAAATATGGAAGTATGATTAAATTAGCTTCAGAAGTTACTGATACCGATTTATATATACCATCTACTTTCTTTGCTCTGAACTACTTATTCGGTAAGGGTATTCCTTATGGTAAAATCGTTGAGATTGCTGGAGAGGAATCCTCTGGTAAATCTTTAGTGGCTTATAACTTTGCTTATGCTACTCAACAACTTGGAGGTCATGTGATATGGGTAGATGCTGAACAATCATGGATGAATTCTTGGGCTGAAATCAATGGAGTAGACCCTGCAAGAGTAACCATTGTTAATGATACCCGTATTGAATATATTGCAGACGTAGTGGCAGACTTAGCAATATATTTACGTTCTCAATTAACTCACAATGAACCGATACTCTTAGTAATTGATTCTATTGCAGCTACTGACTGTACTGATAATATAGATGCTAAGATGGTTGATGGTAAGGCAGAGATGGGAGGTAGAGCAAAGGCTCTTTATAAATACTTCCGTATCAGAAGTGAATTATTCTACAAACTGGGAGTATCTCAGATATATATTAACCAATTAAGAACTGCTTTGAATGTCGGATTTGGAAAAGATAATACAACAACTACAGGAGGTGCAGCACTTAAGTTCTACGCTTCAATCAGAGCTGCTTTCTATTCAGGAAGGTCTGTTACCATTAAACAAAATGGGAAAGAAAGGAAAGCTGGGAAACTTGTCACTATCAGACTTATTAAAAATAAAGTTGCGCCTCCTCGACCTACAATCAGCAAATGCCCTGTATATTTCAATCCTAAATTCCACGAAGTCGGGTTTGACAGATGCTATGCTTTAGAAGATGTATTGGTAGATACCGATGTAATCGAAAAAACTACTGGTGGGTATAAATTGAAAGGTAAAACTCTTGCAAGAGGGGAAGAGAAATTCCAAAAGCTTTTGGAAGAAGACGATGAACTTCGTAGAAAACTTTTACGGAAAGCCGGAGTAAATACCATAGGTACTACTAAAAAGCAACTGGAGAAAATAGAAACAAATCTATTCCCAGTCGATGGTGTAGAATATGAAAACTATTCAGATTCAGAAGAGGAGGAGGAAGACGATGAATAAGAAAACACAATTTACAAGGTCCAAGAATAAGATAGGTAGTCTGTTTTGGACTTCTCCAATCTATACTCATGGAGAAGGTAAGTATCAGAATAAAATACTTCATGATAATATCCCAGGATATCCAGGATACCACATCTCTAAGAGAGGTAAAATATATTCAAGGTGGGATGTTAATGGTAAGGGTATATTAAACAAAAGATATCACTTAAAACAACCTCATCTGAATAAGAATGGAAGGTATGTAGTAGGATTATCCCAACCAGGTATAGGGAAGAAGAATTGGTTAGTACATAGATTAGTAGCTTTAGTCTATATCCCAAATCCGGAAAGGTTACCTTATGTATGTCATAAAGATAATGTACCTACTAATAATAGAGTAGAGAATCTTTATTGGGGTACACAAAAAGATAATATGTCTCAAGCTTCTATGGATGGGAGGATGATTCAAGCTAAAGGAGCCGATAGTGTACATTATAAAGGTACAGAAATCCAAAGGTCATATATTCCAAGACTTATAGAAGTTGGATTTACAATTAAAGAGATTGCCGAAATGATGGGGTTTGGGATTTGTTTAGTTAGGGATTATTATAATAATTATCGTAACTTGACTCAAGGAACCAATTACTATATTCATTCTAAAAGAAAGAAGAAATCATGAAAAAACTAATACTTCTAGTGGATGGGGAAAATCTACTACACGCTAGTTTTCACAAGTTCGAAAAACTTAAATCTACCGATGGCAAACCGAGTGGGGCAATATTCGGATTTTTCAAATCTCTACATATGTATCTTACCAGGTTTGAACCCAACGAAGTAGTTATAACCTTTGATAACGGTCATTCACCAGTAAGGGATAAGTTATTGCCTAACTATAAGGGACACAGAAAAAATATATCGGTTGATTATGAATCCTTGCAAATACAAAAGGCAATTATAATGAAGATATTAGGTATGCTAAGAATTTCTTATATATTTGATAAAAGGAATAAAACTCAATATGAGGGAGATGATTTCTTAGCATACCTAATTATTAATACTTATCGTTCGGATAATGTAATCTTGGTATCATCAGATAAGGATTTTAATCAACTTCTAAACAAGAACGTTAGGATATTAAATCCAAGAAAGGATGAAGTTATTCGAATGGGTAATTGTAAAGAGTTATTTGGTTATCATTCACATGAGACCGTTGAATACCTTGCAATGGTAGGTGATACTTCCGATGATATCCCTGGTTTTAAAGGTATAGGTCCAGTAACTGCAAGAAAGATATTAGATGAGTATAAATCAATCTACAAATACTTGGAAGCTAAACCTAATAAAGAGTACCAAGAAGCTTGGGAAAGGAATCGTAAGTTGATTGATTTATTCTGGTTTGTAGGTAATGTCCCTTTAGATAAGATACCTCTCAAGAGAAAGAAGACTTTCAACTATGATAAATTTAGGAAACTGTGCATAGAGTATTCTCTTGCTTCGTTCCTAACTAAAGAATTTATTAAACCATTTAAAGAGTTATCCGAATGAAAATAATGTTTGCAGGTGCAAGTGGAGTTGGGAAAACCACTTTAGCAAAAGAAGTTCCCGGGATGATTAAGTTTGATGTAACAGAATACCCTCCAGTATTGGATTTTATATCTGGTAGTGTATCAGACTTAATACCTAAAACAAAGGATATGTCTCATAAAGAGATGTTAGAAAGGGATTCAAAGGATTTGTTACTCGAAGATTTTCAGGTAATGAACCTAAGAAACAAAATGTTCAGAGATAGGGATAGATTTGTTACAGATAGAAGCTATCTTGATTTAGCTGCCTATTTCTATTACAAGCAAGCCAAGAATGTTCCTAAATGTGAAATGGAACACTTTTTCGAAACTTGCAAGATGTTACTCAATCAGCAATGTACTCACCTCATTCTATTAGACTTTACTACTGCAATGGTAAAGGAATGGGTTATGGAAGATAATGGCAAACGAATAGAGAATAATTACTTCCAGTTCTTAATATCTTCTATAATGGATAACGTATTGAACTTGTGGGGATTCTTACCAACTAAGGAAATATCTTCTATCTATAAGAATATATTTAAGAATCAACTTTTGGAATATGGTGCAACAGAAGGAGTAATCAAATCCCTGTATGGTGAAACTAAAGTTCTCTGTATAAGAGAAGCTAATTTGGATATTCGTAAGAAACTTATTATTGATTTTCTTCATGAGTAAAGAAGTAGTATTTATAGCATTCTCGGATTTGCACATCAATTTATGGGCAAAATTCAATGAGAACAACAATAGGACCTTGAATAGTATCAAGGTCCTTGACGTTATTGCAGGTCAATGTGAAAAGTACAAATGTCCTGCTTTGTTTTGTGGAGATTTATTTCATAAGCCAGAATCAATTGACCAAGATTTAGCAATATTCGTTGCTGAACAGTTCGATAGGTTAGAGAGTAACTATCCAAAATTCAAAATGATTTATATAGACGGGAATCACGATTTGAAATCTGTAAATCATATTGATAGGATAACTAAGGGATGGCCTTTTGTATTTCATAAGAATTTTATGAGTTGTGTTAATCTAACCAGAATTAAATGGTGTTCTTATGGAGATTACCACATTTATGGAGTTCCCTATATTGATAATAATGTGGGTCTAAGTGAATATCTTAAGAAACTTAAACTAGATAAGAATGTAAAGAACATACTTCTTCTTCATACGGATTATCCAGGAGCAAAGGATACTGATGGTAGAGAAGTTGATTCCGTAGAAAACTTAAATGTGAATGTTCTCAATAAGTTCGATTTAGTATTATGTGGGCATATACACAAACCACAAAGACTATCAAAGAAGGTTTATATGATTGGAGCCCCTAACCATCAGAGGAGAACCGATAGGGGATGTGAATTGGGGTATTGGAAAATCTATGAAGATTTGTCTCTGAAGTTTGTACCTTTGAAAAATTTCCCAAAGTTCATCGATGTAGAAAGGGAAGAGGATATTAATGATGATGGCAATTATTATACGGTAATCCCTCAAAAAGCTAGTACTCCAGTTAATAACAAACATAAGATTACTAAGCAACTTTCTAAGAAGTCTCTAGCAAAGAGATACCTAAGAGAGAAAGGTATTAAAGATGAGGTTAAAACTAATCTATTAATTGAAACACTTAAAAAGGCTGAGTCATGTTAACGTTCTTAAACTTAGAGGCAGAAGGATTTTGTTCAATAGAATCCTTACATCTACAATTAAACCCAACTTGTACCATACTTATCAAGGCCCCAAATGGGAAAGGTAAAGCACAACCTTTAGAAGAACCCGTTTTAACCGCTAATGGTTGGAAAAAGATGGGGGAATTAACTCTTAATGATAAAGTAATTAACCCAGTTACAGGTAAACCTATCAAGCTATTGGGTATTTATGATAGAGGTCTATTAGATACTTACAAAATAACCTTTTCTGATGGCTCATGTACTGAATGTGCTGGAGACCATTTATGGTCAGTATTCAAATCGGGTAAAGCTAAAGACAGACTAAGAACCTTAGATACCGAGACTTTACTAAAGGATTATAAGGTTGAGAATAAAACTGCTCCTGGTACTTTCAAGTATAGATACTCAACTCCATTAACCGTACCAATTGATGGTAATTATACTAAATTACCAATACACCCCTACGTATTAGGGTTTATATTAGGCGATGGTTGTATTTCCGGTAATAGGTCTACAGTTAGAGTATCTACCAATAGAGAGGATTGGCCAGAGATAGTTGATAGATTAAGGTCATATTTGCCAGACCCAAACCTGGTTCATGAAGGTACAGAGGTAAGAGGGGCTAAACACTTTAGGATTCATGGTTTAGGTAAAGAACTTAAGGATTTAGGATTAATTGGTTGTAAGTCTAAAGATAAGTTTATACCAGAGTTATATTTGAAATCATCAATCGAGAATCGTAGATTATTATTAGCTGGTTTATTAGATACTGATGGATGTGTTGGTTCCAAAAAGAAAATCTCAAAGGTTTCTACGTATTCATCTAAGAGTGAGCACTTAAGAGATGGTATTAGCTATTTGGTAAGATCCCTTGGAGGCCTATCTACTAAAAATGAAAGTACCCGGTTTAAGTATGGTAGGTATACTACTTCATATGTGTGTTCAATACGACTAACCTTTAACCCTTTTCTAAGGAAATATAAAACTAAATCCTATGGTGAGTTTACCAGGAGAAATAGAATGGTAAATACCATAAGAAATATTGAATATATAGGGAAAAAGGTATGTAGGTGCATTAAAGTAGATTCTTCAGAAGGCCTATATATTACCAGAGATTTTATAGTTACCCATAATTCAACTATTCTCTCTGCCTTGGTATGGGCAATATATGGGAAAAACCTAAAGGGTGTTTCTGAGGTAAATACTTGGAAGCAAGTAAGGCCTAAAGATTACAAGGGTACTAAGGTACAAGTATATTTTCAGAAAGATTCTCATACATATAAGATAGTTAGATGTCAAAAGTATGATGAAGTACTTGAGGATGGTGCTAAAGGTAAAGACAGACTTATCTTCATGAAAGATGGGGATATAGTTGATATCAAAGGGAAGGGGAAGATACAGGATTTTATAAACAGAGAGATAGGTTTATCATATACTCTGTTTATGAACTCAATCATGTTTGGTCAGGGTATAAAGAGACTTATACAAGAATCTAATTCGGATAAGAAAAAGATATTCGAAGAAGTATTTGATTTAGAGTTCTTAAACCTTGCTAAAGGCATTGCATTACAAGATAAAAATAACTTGATATCTCAAATAAATGAGGTAGAGCATGAGTCTCAAATGCTTAAGAAAGAATTAGAGGCTAACAAGGAAGCTTACTTCGATATGAGAGATAGAGAAAAATCCTTCAAGCAAAAAATTAAAGAAGAAAGAAGAGAGTTAAAGCAAGATAGGGAAAAGCTAACTAAGCTACTAATTGAAAAACAAAAACAAATCAAGGATGAAGTAGATGCTTCGCTTCAGATAAAGATTAAAAAACAAAATGAACTAATCCTTGATTTGAGGAGTAAGATAAAAGATGCAAAGAATTTATCGAATGTACCCCTTAAGAAAGTAATCAAAGAATTGGTAATACAGTTAGAAGCCGGTCACTACAAACGTGCGTTACGTGATGCTAAATCAATATATAAAGCGTTTTCTGACCTTGACAAATATGATAAAGAGTATCAAGAGGCTTTAGAGAGGTTGGAAGAACTTAGTAGTGTAAATGATAGGTATAAGAAATTAAAATCAGACTGTGATGATATTGCTTCTGATATTGCTTCTATTGACGAAGACCTGGCTAAGCTCAAGCAAGAAAAGCTTAAGGTCATGTCTCCAAAGTATAAACAAAAACTTAAGGAGATTAGGAAGAATTTACGGAAGGTTGATGAAGACTTTCACAATAAAGAGTTAGAGTTAGAGAATTATAACTGGTTAATTAATGACCCATTGGGTAATAATGGGATTAAGGCTTACCTATTTGATTCATCACTTGAGTTCTTAAATAAATGCCTCGATAAGTATTCAGAGGTATTGGGATTTAGGATCGAATTTAATATTGATTTGGGTACTGCTAGAAAAGAATTTGTTACTCTTATTGAAAGAGATGGGCAAATAATTGATTATGATGAACTTAGCGGTGGAGAAAAACAATTATGTAATGTTGCAATGGCATTTGCAATGAATGAAGCTCTTACTGCTTCTAAGGGGATTAATTTAGCATTTCTTGATGAGGTATTCGAATCTTTAAGTTCAGATAATGTAGAAGTAGTTACTTCACTAATACGTCACATATTCAAAGAGAAAACTCTATTCTTGATAACCCACTTAGATTCACTTCCTCTTGGTAATACCAAAATTCTGCAAGTGGAAAAGACTCAAGGCCTGAGTAGTTATAATTTACTATAAGGATATATATATAACTTTAACAAGACAGGAAGATGAAAACTTTTAGTAATTTATACTCTGCTATAAAACATGGTAGAAACATAATACTTAGGCCTAAATGGAAACCCAATGTACCAGGTCATAAGTATTATGTTTCTAAAAATGGTAGAGTTTACAGATATTTTGGGGATTTTAAATGGGTAAGGATTTCCGTATATTCGGATGGTAAACCCGATAGTTATCTAAAGTGTAAGATAGATTTAAAATCTTGGTTATTACATCGTTTAGTAGCTACTATTTACCTTCCTAACCCGGATGGTCTACCAGTAGTAATGCACCTCAATAATAACAAAAGGGATTGCAGAGTTAAAAATCTTAAATGGGGCACCGAGTTAGATAATACCTTACAGGCTTGGTTTGATGGTTGTTTACCAACTCCAAATAAGATTATTTATTATAACGATGTACATAACCTTTATAACCAAGGTTTGAGTGTAAGGGAGATAGCTAACATATTACCGATTCATATCTCTTCAGTTCGTAGAATCTTGAAAGGTAAGTGTCTTATTAAGTATAAAGATAAATTTTGTTATGTCAATAAACAGCAAAAATAAGGGTTCAAGATTCGAAAGAAAGATAGGTGCTTGGTTTACAAAATGGACCGGGTACAAATTTGAAAGGAATAGAGCGGGGAGTGGAGCTTGGCATTCAAACAAGGACTCCACTTCCGATTTAACCTGTACTGATGAAAGGCATGCTCATAGATGTAAGATATCCATCGAATGCAAGAATTATAAAGATATTAAGTTTGAACATCTACTCTTAGGTAATAAGGGATGCGATATACTGAAATTCTGGGAACAAGCTTCTAAGGATGCAAAAAGAGCAAATAAAGTTCCCATACTCTGTATGAGATATAATTCAATGCCATCAGAAGAATTTTTCTTTGTAGTTGGAAAGGATTTATCTTCCGTATTCTATAAACCACTATTCGATAAAGCCAATATTATGGTAATCGATGTACCAAAGATAGGTGAGATTCTTTATGTATTCATGGCTAGTGATATACTGAAGAATGTAAACTATAAGTTAGTACATAAGCAAGCTAAGTTAATTCTTAAAAACCAGTAACCCATGAAGAAGCATACCCCATACTCATATTGTATATTTTACCTTGAAAGGAAGTACTGTGATAAAATCAATAAAGAACTCAAAGAAAAGGGGTATGACCAAATCAAGGCAATTATTCCTATGGTAAACGTATTAAGAAAAACCACAAATGGTAAGATGGTATTCGAAGAAGTACCAGTATTATTCAATTATGGTTTTATGAGAATGCCTACTAAATTAGCATTCTCAAGGCCATTTCTTAATAAGTTACGTAGAAATATATCTGGTATCAGAACTTGGTTACGTAATACCGAGACAATGCACCCAAGAAAGAAAAAGGTAAGGATTGACAATGCAGAAGAATTTGATGATTTTTCTTTAGTGGCTACTTGTAGTAGAAAAGAAGTAAGGCGATTTAAACGTATTGCTAGAGAGAATAAGAAGTTTTCAGTAGATGATTTAGTCAATGTAAAGCCTGGAGATTACTTAGTATTACGGGGTTATCCTTATGAGGGAGTAGATGCTACAGTATTAGAGGTTGACCATCTTTGTAAAAGAGTAAAAGTTCTTATATACCCTGAAATGGGAAGAATGGAAGTATGGTTACCTTTTGACAACGTTATCTATAGTGTATATTTAAATCATGATCCAGATAAGCTTTATGCTAATTCTGGGGAATATGATCCTAATCAGATAACCAATGAAGCAATTGATAGTATAATGAGATATAGGAGAATTTAATGTTATGAACGAAGCTCAACAAAAAGCCTGGAGTTGTTTAATTGATAAAGAACAACAATCATTATTCCTTCAACTATCAGAAAGTAAATCTTCATGGGAAGCTGGTGAAATTTTAAAGTTATCTCATTACAAGTATCTTGAAATCCGGGAACGGTCAGAGAAATTCTTTAGGCTATTCTCGGATTTTTTTGAGAAACACACTTCTATTTTTCGACCAGATTGCCCCTGTGAGAGGAATTTCCAAGATTATATGGAGGGATGTTTAGAGAAACGATTAAAAAGAAAAGAAGCAAGCTTATTCACAGGAGACTCAGCTCAATTACTCCCAAAGGTAAACTCTAAAAATATAGAGAGAAACATGAAGAGGTTAAAGGAGTCTGAGGATGAATGGGATATGGACACTCTAAGATTAATTCTTGAATTTGATAGGTGGAATAACTTTAGAATACTTCCAAGGATGCTACAACAGCCATCTGCATTTAAAAGGCGGTCGAATAAGAAGGATAAGATATATATCAAGTATCTTCTTAATAGAGTACCGGATTGGATGCACACTAAACTCAAGGAAAGGTTTAGGTATAAAGTAAAACCAGGAAAGAAAAAGTATTGGGTAGCTTTAATATCTGAGGACCTATATACTGATGGTTATCTATTGTTACCAGTAAGACCTTTGGATGAAGTAGTAAATGAATTCAGTAGATTTTACATGTATGTATTCAAAACTAAAGATGATGCTGATACCTTTGGTTTTATGGTATCTAAGTTCATGATTAAAACCGAATCTGTTAAGCTTGGACAAAAATTCTGGCCAGAGTACCGTTGCTGTGTGGAAAAAGCAGTAAACTATAATCAAGTGAACAACATAGAATTCAATATTAAGAAATTGGATATGGCTTATAACACACATATCAAGAGAAAGCATAAAAAACCTAAATCCACTGCTGCGAACCGAGCAAAAACCTCGGATTTTTATAAAAATAA